TCAAGTTCTTCGATGACGCCAGCGACCACACCTATACCGTGGCCACCAAGTGGAACGCCACGGGCGGCGACTTCTTCGGCGATGTGAAGGCCATGTGCCGCAAGCTGTCCAAGCGCGGCCTGCGCGCGGTTGACCTGGTGCTCGGCTCTGACGCAGCCGACGCGATCCTCGACATGGAGAAGGTGCAGAAGCTGCTCGACCGCAACAGCGGCATCATCATCGGTACCATCGACCAGGAACTCAGCCGCTACGATGGCGTGGTCTATATGGGTACGCTGAACTTCGGCGGCTTCAAGCTGAACCTAATCTCCGTAGACGAAACCTACGTCGACGGCAGCGGCGCGGAGCAGAAGTATTTCCCCGCCACCTCCGCCATGGTCACCGCCCCCGGCTGCGGCCATCTGATGTATGGCCAGATCACCCAGATCGACTACGGCTCCACCGAGTTCGCGTCCCATGCGGCGACCCGCGTTCCGAAGTTCTCTCTGAACCAGGAGGCGGACATCCGCAAGCTGCGTCTGGGCGCGCGTCCGCTGGCTGCTCCTCACAACTACTGCCCGTACATCTACGCGGCGGAAGTTGTGTCCTGACCCGGCGCGGAAAGGAGACTGCTACGATGAAAATTGAGATCATCTGCGGCACATACGGCTACAGGCCGGATGGCTCGAAGCACCCCATTCCCATCGACCGCGGCGGTATCTGCGAGGTCTCCGAAGAGGAGGCGCAGCGCCTTTTTGCCCTGTGTGTCGCCCGCCCCGCCGAGGAAACGCCCTCTCCCGCCGTTGCAACGCCCCCTGCGGGCGAGGACGGCGGCGGGGCTGGCGCTGACCCATCTAACAGCGACGAGGGCGCAGAGGACGCGGAAAGCGCCCATCTTGACCCCGAGCAGCTCAAAACGCTGACCAACGCCAAACTCACGGAGCTGGCCAAGGAGATGGGTATCGACACCGCTAAGCTCAAGACCAAGGCGCAGCTGATCGCCGCCATTACGGATGTTCCGTTGGAGGACGCGATCGCCGAGGACGACGACGGCGTGGACGACGGCGAAGCGCCCCCTGTGCTGACGCCGGAGGCGCCTGTGGTATGAGCGGCTTCAAGGATATGGTCGCCCGCGATAACTTCGGCGTGTTCCTCAACTGCGACGAGTTCGCGGAAAAGCGCACCGTCAAGTATGACGGGGCGACCTACGAGGATATTCCCATCGTCCTCTCCGGTCTGAAGGAGAAGGACCGCCGCCAGCTGATGAGCGACCATGCCCAGGGGCTTTACATCGTTTCCTCCGTTCTCCACTGCGCCCTGTCCGATCTCGGCGGGGTGCAGCCGGAGCGGGGGCAGCGTATCAGGATCAACGACCAGGAGGGCGGCGGAGGCTTCTTCCGGGAGTTCTATGTCGCATCCTCGGTCTGTGAGATGGGTATGCTGCGCGTGGAATTGGAGGCGGTGGACGAATGAGCTTTATCCGCGTCAACGAGGTCGGCGACGGCAGCCTGGAGCGCGTGAACAAGCTGCTGCACAATGTTCCGGGCGGCGTTTACAAGGCGGCGTTCTCCGCGTTGAGGCGCGCCGGAGATACGGCCAAGACCCGCGCCGGACAGTTCGCCGCCGCCGAGTACGCCATCAACAAGGGTGAATTCATGCGAAGAGTTCACTCCAAGACCCACATCACAGGCGGTGCGGGAGGCGTGATGGGTATGAGCATCAGTTTCTCCGGCACCGTGCTCCCGCTGCTGACCTTCAACACCACATACAGCCGGGACGGCACCGTGCAGACACAGGTAAAGCGCAACGGCGGAGCTGCGACGCTTCAACACGCATTCGTGGCCCGCATTTTCGGCCCGACTGCCGTTTTCGAGCGCGTCGGCTCTCCGCGCTTTCCTGTGGAGCAGAAGTTTGGTCCGTCTACCGGACACATGATGCGGAACGAAGAAGTCATCGAGAAGATGGACGAAACGATCCGCGACACCTATGAAAAGCGCGTTGAGCATGAAATCCTGCGCGTGCTGAACGGATGGGGAGGCTGATTTATGACAAGGATCATTCTGCTGGAACGCCTGCGGGCCTTTACCGAGGAGGTCACCGCCGACCTGATCATGCCGACCCGTTTGCAGAAGGGCGACACGGAGCAGAGCTTCCGCCCTGCAAAGGTCTACCTGACGCGCCTGCCGGACGGCACTTCTGCCACCAAGAAGGCTCCCTATGTGCTGCACCAGGTCATTACCGGCATGGATCAACAGCCGCAAGGACAGCGTGTGACCTCCAGCGCCAAGGTCCGGTCTATCTGCTGTGTCTATAACGATGACGAGCAGGAGGGCGGGCTGATGCTGCTGAATCTCATGGAACGGCTGCGCATTGCGATGCTCAGGCAGGTCGTGATCGGGGGGCAGTTTACCCTTGACCTGGAGGCGGGGCTTGAAACGATAGTCTATCCCGATGACACCGCCCCCTATTTCGTGGGGGAAATGATCTCCACATGGATGCTTCCCCCTGTGGAAAGAGAGGTTAACCTATGAGCGAAAAAATCATCGACACGGCGGCTCAGACCGCCGCGCCAAAGACGGCAAAGAAAAAGCCTGCCGCGCCGAAGAAGGTCGCCGACACCGGCGGCTTCTGCGTCTATCTCGGTCCGACCATGATGGGCGTGATCCAGCGCGGCACCATCTATCGCGGCGGCCGGAAGGAAGTCCTTGACTCCCTTGCCCCGGTGATCGAGCAGCACCCGCTGATCGCGTCGCTGGTGGTGAGTGACGAAACGCTCCCCGCCGACCGCATCAAAGTCAAAACGCCTGGGAACCTGCTGTATGTGAATTATCACAAGCTGGCCAAGGGCATGAAGTAAGGAGGAAATTTCAATGAACCACGGCGTATATGTCTCTCAGCAGGCTACCAGCGTCAGCACCCCTGTCGTGGCGGAGTCCGGCGTCCCCTTCGTGGTCGGTCTGGCTCCTGTTCAGGCGGCGGATAAGCCTGCTGCCCCCGGCACCCCTGTTCTCTGCACCAGCTGGTCTGAGGCGGTGGAGAAGCTGGGCTACTCCGACGACTGGGCAACCTACACGCTCTGCGAATTCATGTATTCGCACTTCAAGCTGTTCGCCTGCCAGCCTGTCATTTTCTGCAATGTTCTGGATATCGCCACCGCAAAGGAGGCGTCTGCCGCGGCTGATGTTGCGGTGACGGAGCACAAGGTGAAGCTTCCCATCGCGGCCATCAACGATTCCGCGCTGGTCATCAAGCCTGCCGGCGGTACCGGCTCTGCCTATGTGTCCGGCACCGACTATAACGCCTATTACAGCGGCGAGCATCTGGTGGTGGAGCTGCTGTCTACCGGCAGCGCCTATGATGCCGAGCAGGTAAACATCGCCTACAACAAGGTCAAGGCATCCACCGTCACCGCATCCGACATCGCCTCCGCGATGGAGAATGTGGAGCTGTGCCTGACCCTGCTGGGCATCGTCCCCGATCTGCTGTGCGCCCCCGGCTATTCTCAGCAGTCTACCGTGGCCGCTGCGATGACCGCCAAGGCAGGCAACATCAACGGCCTGTTCCGCGCCAAGGCGCTGATCGACATCGACTGCGGCGCTTCCGGCGCGCGCGCCTATTCCGATGTTCTCACCAAGAAGAACGCCGCCAACATCGCCGACGAGGACGAGATCGCTTTCTGGCCGATGGCGAAGCTGGGCGATTATAAGTTCCACCTGTCTACCCAGATGGCGGGTCTGATGGCGCAGATCGACACCGGCAACGGCGGCTGCCCCTACGAGTCTCCCTCCAATAAGGGGCTGCAGTGCGACGGCCTCTGCCTGGAGGACGGCACCGAGGTCAACCTGACACTTGCGCAGGCCAACTACCTCAACGGCATCGGCGTGGATACTGCGCTGAACTTCATGAGCGGCTGGGTGGCGTGGGGCAACTACACCGCCTGCTATCCCTCCAACACCGATGTCAAGGATTACTTTATCCCGGTCAGCCGTATGTTCGGCTGGGTCGGCAACTCTCTCGTCAAGACCTTCTGGAGCAAGCTGGACAAGCCTATGACCCGCCGTCTGATCGACACCGTTCTCGATTCCGCCAACATCTGGCTCAACGGTCTGGTGGGTATGGGCTACCTTCTGGGCGCTCGCGTGGAGATGCTGGAGAACGAAAACCCGCTGACCAACCTCATGGCCGGCATCATCAAGCTCCATGTCTACATGACGCCGCCCTCTCCTGCTCAGGAGATCGACTTCGTGCTGGAGTATGACGCCAGCTATGTCACCAGCGCCCTGCAGGGCTAAAAGGAGGTTTGAATCATGGATCAGAGCATTATCAACTTCAAGGTCTACGAGGACTCTGTTGAATATGTCGGTATGGCGCAGGCGACCCTGCCTGACCTGACCGCGCTGACGCAGTCCATCTCTGGCGCCGGCATCGCAGGCAATGTGGAGTCGGTCATTCTCGGCCACTTCGACGCGATGACGCTGGGCCTTAACTTCCGCACCGTCACCGATCAGAGCGTGAAGCTCTCCGAGCCTCGCCGTCACACCATCGACCTGCGCGTTGCGCAGCAGGACGAAGATGTCGTGGCAGGCAAGGTGGTCGTCCGCGCCGTCAAGCACATTCTTGTGGTCATTCCCAAGAGTGACAAGGGCGGCTCCGTTGCCCCCGCCGCGCCCTCCAACGGCTCCGGCGAGTACGCCGTCCGCTACTGGGCGACCTACATTGACGGCAAGAAGGTGCGTGAGGTCGACCAGCTCAACTTCATCTGCTATGTCAACGGCACCGACTACCTGGCCGACGTCCGCAAGGCGCTCGGCATGTAAGAGACCTGACAAAAGCCCGGGGCGGAACATCCGCTCCGGGCATCTTTTTGAGATTTGAAAGGAGTTTTCACCATGGCTGATATCAACAAGACCGTTGTTCCCGCCGACGCTTTCTCCACCGTCGATCACGACGAGTACGCCGCCGCCGAGGCGCAGGCCAAGGAGAGCGTAGGCAACTACACCCTCAAGCTGAAAAAACCCTTCACCTATGAGGGACAGACCTTTGACGAGCTGAACTTCGACTTTGAGGGGCTGACCGGCGATGACGCCCTTGCCATTGAGGACGAGCTTCAGGCCATCGGCAAGCCCACCATCTCGCCTACCTTCTCCGGCCAGTTCCTGGTGCGCATGGCGGCGCGAGCCTGCACCAAC